GTTCTTGATTGCGCCGGGCATCTTTTACGCCTCCGTGGTGGCGGGCGGACCCGCGTTGATGGCGTCGAGGATTTGCGCCTTGGTGGCGTTGCCATCGATCGGGATTTGACGGGTCGCGGCCTCGTCGAGCAGCCGTTCCTTCGTCCAGTCCATGGACGGGGTGGCGTCCGCTTCCACCTTCGCCGCGTCGGCGCGCTCGGCGATCAGTCGCTCGCCGGTCGAAGCGATCAGGCCGTCGTCGACCAGCCCTTCCGGATCGGTCGTCTTGCCGGCGTCTGCCAGCGCCTCGGCGCGGAGGCGGGCGTTCAGCGGATAACCGCCTTGCAGCGCGAAGCCGGTGGCCTCGTCGACTGCCGGCGGTTGGGTCTGGGGGGTGTCATCTGCCATCGCTTCGGCTCCTGTGAAGTCGTCGCGGTGATACGTCCCGCCCCCCACGGGCGAAAGGGTACATTATGCCAGGGTGCTGACCACATAGCGGGTGGTGAACACCACCTCGGCCCACACGAAGCCACCGCCGATCTGGACGACACGGAAGCGCACATAGTCCAGCGGCTTGCCCGCGCCGTCCGGTTGCCAGCCGATGAACTGGCGGATCAGCGCACGTTTGGCGGTGTCCACCACGTCTTTCGTGTCGCGCGCAAAACGGGCGCTACTTTCGACGAACAGTATCGTCAGATCGCAATCCACCTCTTGCGTGTGTCCCCCAATATAGTCGTTCTTTGATCTGGCTCGTTCATCCGATATGGCGACGAACGCGGCGGGCGCGCTGGCGGGGATTTCTGCGTCCAGCGCTTCGGTCGCGGCTGTGATATCGGCCACCGTCACGAAATAGGACAGCGCCTCCACGCGCGCGACGACGGTGGACAGGTCAACGCCGAAGTCGAGCGGGTCAGCCATTGGAGCGATCCTCTGCAAAGGTGGCGATCAGGCGGCGCTCCCAGGCGCTTTCGATGTTCGCCTCGTCGGCCTTGTCGATGCCGATGAACGGGCGAGCGGGCAGGTTGGTGATGCGGCCATGACCTCGCACGGTGGACGTGACGGGCCGGCGCAGCGGTGCGCCGAACGCGCGGGTGACGGTGCGCTCATGGCGAACGACGACTGTCTGCCGATGCGATCCGAACTGATTGGCGAGCGCCTTGACCGGGTTCTTGAGGCCGTCCGATCCCACCTCGACGTAATCCGGCCCCACCTGCGCGCGAATGCTGGATAGGAGGTCGCCCGTGTCGACGAGGATGCGGGCCTTGTTCGGGCCGGCGGGGCCGACCGCCTGCCGCACCTGCCGCTTAGTCTGCGCCCACGGGATGCCATCAGGACCGCGCCCGGTGCGGAACCGCTCGACGGTGCTATCGAGCAGGACTTTCTTAGCGTCCTCCATGAACGGCCGGATGTTGCCGCCGAGCGTGCGCATATTGCGCAGCGCCGCCAGCGGACGCGACAGGCCGCTGCCCTCGAAGTCGATGCGGGTGGCGAAGCCCGCCACGTCAGCGCCTCCAGTTGGGTAGGCAGCTGCCACCGGTGAACGCTGACGTGAAATCATTCAGCACGTCGTTGGTGAAGGTCGGCGAAATGCGGTCACCGAGGATCACGGGTGCGCCTCCGTCGATCGGGGCCGGCGCTTCGTCGCCTTCGGGGATGGGCAGGTTCAGCTTGCGGTTGGACAGGTCGCGAAGGTCGGCGCGCGCGCGGTCGGCCGCCAGCCGGATCGCTTCGGACACGCGCCCGGTGTTCGTCGCCAGTTGCTCCCGTGCAAGCGCCGCGACCCAGCCGCGCACGATTGGCGGGGCGTTCTCAAGCGGCGTCGTGTAGCGGGTGCCGATATAGGCGTCGACGGTCTGGGACTGATCCTCCAGCGCCTCGTCGATCTTGCCCTCGTCGTATTGCGCCGTCTGCCCCGGCGTGCGCGCCGCCTCATTGGTCAGGTCGATCGTCTCGCGTGCGCCGAAGCGGCGGACGTAATCAGGAACGTCGATATACGGCATGGCGGCGGCTCCAAACGAAAACGGCACCCGAGCCATAGCCCAGGTGCCGCCGCAATGCGATATGCGCGCCGATCAGGCGGGGTTGCGGGCCGCCAAGATGGCTTGCACGCGCGCCGCGTTGGTGTCGGCACCGTCGAGATTGACGCCTTCCTTCTCCGCCTGCGCGGTCAGGTCGGCTGTGTTCATGCGGCCGAGCGCGCGTTCGTCGGGCAGGGTGGTGTCGCCGCTGCCGCTGTCGTCGCTGTCGTCCGTCTCGCTGCCGGCCCCGACGCGCTCGCGGTGCCGGGTCACGCCTTCGCGCAATGCATCGTCGCTCATATCGCGCACCTGCGAATGGAAAGCGGCGAGCGCGGCGGCCTCCAGTTCCGAACGGGTCATGTCGGCCACGTCCTTGTCGGAACCCGACAGCGGCACGGGGAAGGTGGTCGGCGGCGTCTCGGCGATACGGCCCTGATCGCGCAGCACGCGCAGCACCTGCGGATGCACGCCGTCGTCGATCGCTTCGCCGAGGGCGTACCGCTTGCCGGCGACATCCTCGCCATCGAATTGTGCATAGTCGGTCATCGTAGCGGCTCCTGTGGTCTTATCCTCGCGGCGGGGTTGCCCCCGCCGTCCGGTAAGATCACGCGGCCGGTGCGACCACGTTCTGGAACAGATAGCCCGCGTACGGGGCGACGCTGCGCTCCAGCACGCTTTCGCCCGCCAGCACCTTGACGCCGCCATACAGCCCCATGTCGCCGGGGTCGTATTCGGTTTCGCTGACCATGTAATCGTTCCACTGGAACGTCGTCAGGAAAGCCGGCGAGCGCGCACCCTCACCCGAGTCGAGCGAAGTCACGCCATCGGCGGCAACGGCGTCCCGATAATGCATGGCGAAGCTGTCCGACCAGATTTGACCGGTGGTCAGCGCCTGCCCGCGCTTGCTGGTCTGGTACAGCGTGTCGCCGACGATGATCTCGCGCAGGTTGAACAGGCGCGCGACGCGCTGGAGGTCGTTGTACTGACCCGACTGGAGCGAGCCGCCCAGCGCCGCCGCGACCTTCGGGTGCCGTTCCAGAATGTCGGCGACGCGTCGCGAGGTGACGGCCACGTTCGGACGGATCAGCATCTTGGACTGTGCGTCGCGCACGTCGCGAACCGGATCACTGGTGTCGAAATTCGACCAGCCCTGCGCAATGTCGCGAGTGTAGCCGGCAAGGTAAGTGCTGGCCGACATGGTGAGCGTTGCGACGCGCAGCTCGCGGTTCCTCTGCATCTCGTCGACGGCTGCGCGAGCCGCACTGGCGCGAAGGTCGAAGGGCAGGCCCTGAGCCTCCGCTTCACGCTGATCGCGGTAGGGGACGACAGAGCGAATTGCATAATCGCGAGTGCTGTCCGTCTGGAAGGTCCAACCCTGCGTCATCTCGTTCGCCTGACCTAGGCGATCGATCTGCGTGTCATAGATGGTGAACGCTTCCTCGATCTTGCCCGAGTACCAGCGGAAAAGCTGACTCGGTACGCGGCGGCGCGGGGCGACGCGATCGGCAATATAGCCGCGCTGCGCCCGGTTGATGTCGGCGTAATCGATCGCCACGCCCGAGAGCGGAACGGAGACGAGGGGGAAATTGGCGCGGGCCATTGCGGTCTATCCTTGTGCCGAGAGGTTCAGAGAACGCCGGGGGCGACGTTGACGGTGCCGATGTCGCCGGTCACGCCGGAAACCTCCGCGAAGCCGACGTAATGCGCGCCGGTGGTGGTGGTCGTGATGGCGCGGCCCTGCGCGTCGGCCGTCAGCTTGTCGCCGCGCGCCACGGTGCCGCCATAGCGAACCTCCGCGACGTTGCCGACCATCTGGACGGAGATGCGCTCGCCCGCGATCACGTCGATTTCCGACGACACGCCGATGATCGGCTTGGTCGCGTCGACCGCGATTGCGCCGACGCCATCGGCCGCGCCTTCGGTGATGAGGGTATAGGCCGGGACCGTCCCGGTGGCGTTGCGGCTCTTGATCAGCCCGTTCGTGGTGCGGCCCATGGCCTATCTCCTGTTGGTCTGCGGTGGGGTGGTAGGGGTCAGCCGGCGAGTTCGGCGGCGGCGGCGTCGAAGGTCATGCCCTTCTCGGCGGCGAGCGCCTTGGCGGCGGCATTGAACGCGGCCGGATCAGTGAACTTCGGCTTCTCGCCATCGCCCGCGTCTCCGGTCGGGGCGGTGCGGTCGCCGAGCGGCACGCGCTTGTCGAGGCCGGCGATGAACGTCAGCAGCTTCGACGCGGCGGTCGCCTTGCTGGTCTTGTCGCCCGCGCCGAAGGTCAACTCGTCGGCTTCCGGGTCGAGCGCGTTGAACGCGGTCTTGAGGTCGGCGGCCTCGGCGGGCAGCACCTTGCCCTCGCGCACCAGATTGTCGATCGCGGCATTGTTGCCGGCTTCGAACTGCGTGCGGATGCGGGCTGCGGCGCGCTGCTCGCGATCGGCGAGGTCGGCTACGCGGGCATCGAACGCGAGTTCTTCGGGCGTCTTGTCGGCCATGGTCGGTTGCTCCTTTGCTTCGAAAACCGTGTGGGTCGTGGTCGGCTGCTCGGTGGCGTACACGATTGCGTCGGCCGGCGCACCCTCCGCGACAAGGCCGCCATCGGCAGTGTATGCCAGCCGCGACCCCAACTCGCTTTGCAGCGATGCCATACCGGGGATGCCGGGCGCGGCACCGCCGAGCAAGCCGACGTGACGCGGCGACCACTTGCCAGGACGCGGGTTCGCTTCGTGGTCGGGGTGAAAGAACGCCATGCTGCGGTCTAGCCATTCGCCCGACTTGATGCCCTCGATCGCCTTGTCGGTCAGCGTCGCCACCTTGGCGAACAGGCGATTGCCCTCCGCGCGAAAGCCGCCGATGCCGCCCGCCGCCGGGGTGTCGCTGGTCGGATGGCCGAAGCACAGGGGCACCGGCTTATCGGCGCACTCATACGTCGCCACCTCCGCCAACTGCTCGGCGGTGATGCCACGGGCGGCCGGCGTGCCGCAGCGGAATACCTCAATCTCGGTCTCGATCATGGCCGCAGGATTTACCCCGCGCGCGATAGGGCGGAAAGGGTACATTATTGGAGGTGATTGCGACATTGTTGTGAAAGGGGCTTGCAATGGTCGTGATAGGGTGTATGTAGAGCGGGTTACGCGAAAGGAACCCCATGGATACGGACACTCAAAAGCTAGGCTGCGGCGCGTTGATCGCGGTGCTGGCGGTGCTTCTTCTGTGCGGCGGCCTCTACGGCTGTCCGCAGTACAACGTCTATTCGCAGAAAATGAGCGGCAGCGCCAAGCTGGCGGAGGCGCAGTCCAGCCGGCAAGTTGCGATCCTCGAAGCACGCGCCAAAAAGGAAAGCGCCGTTGCATTGGCCGAGGCGGAGGTATTGCGCGCGGCTGGTGCGGCGAAGGCCAACCACATCTTGCAGAACTCGCTTGGTGGGCCGGACGGCTACCTCCGCTATCTGCAAATTCAGGCACTGCAAGACACCAACGCGCGCCTGATTTACGTCCCAACGGAGTCCGGCCTTCCCGTCACGGAAGCGTCTCGGCTGGCCCCTCCCCCTCAGCCGAAAGACTGACGCCCCCAGACGGCCGGTGCGATCGGCCGCGAGGATGGCATCAGCCCATGGAGAAGCGCCCATGTTCGTTACCCGGAAAACATACGACGCCGTAGTGCGCGAGCGTGACGAGGCTTTGGCTTTGGTCGCGAAGTTGCGCCGTGGCAGTGAGACGCGCGCGGTGATTGACGCCGCGATCATCAGCGGTCGCAACAGCACTATAAAGGAACTGGAGGAAGAACTCTCCCGCGCCTACGTCCACGACGCGCGCGGCCGGATCGCGCGGCACCCGCTCAACACTGGCGGTAAGGTGAAGGCATGACCGCCGCAGAACGTCAGCAGCTTTCACAGTTCGCGAGCGACAACGGCCTATGCATAACTCTTGATGGTGGCGCGATCGTCGATGTGTCCGCCAACGAGACATGGCGGCCAATGGGACAAAGGCTGGTGTCGAAGCCGTATCGCATGATGGATTTGGATGGCGGCTATTTTGTCGAACCAGCACGGATCGAAATAGCGGCAGATATGCCTGGAGAGCGACGCCGCAAGCCGACTGAAATTGCCCGCCGCCGCAAGGCCAGCAAGGCCGCACGCAAAGCACGAAAGAACCGTCGATGACTGCCGCAGAACGCGCCTATTTCACCAGCGAACCCGTCGCGCACGTCGCCCGTTATGACGAGGTGCGCCGGCTCGAACGCAAGCAAGCGGAGTTCCGCGCGGCCCATGCGGCGCACGTTCGCCGCGATCCGAGGAGTGGGATGCAATGGCTCTGATCAGCAAGCGCCGCCATCGGTGGGGCAACATGTGGGGCGACACGCATCGCGGCGCGGTCTGGTATCTGCTCGGCGTGCCGGTCTGGCGGCGGAAGGTGCGGCTGTGAGCGCGCGGTGCATCGTGTGGCGCGACGTGGTGACGCGCGAGGTTCGGCGCGTTCCCGGCGGGAGCCGTGAGCATCTCAAGCTGACCTGCGGCCATATGCTGACGCGCTCACTCGGCTTGAAGCCGACGCAAAGGACTATCTGCCAGGAATGCACGTCCGCATTGAGCGTCAGGCAGCACGAAGACGCACTTGCCGCCCTGCGCGCGCTGCGTGACTGCGGCACACTGCTGGTCAGGACCGAGCATATCGGGTTGTTGCGGCTCTACGGCGCAGGCCTCGCCAACATCCGCCCCTATGGGAAGCGCGGCGACGACGCGGTGATCTATCGGCTGAGCGAAGAGGGCAAGGCCATCGCTGCCGAGGTGCTGAAATGATCCGCTACGTCATCACCGTTTTCCCAAACAGCAAGGGCGTCAACCTGTCGCGAGAAGGTGATTGGGGCAACATGCCCTTCGCCACCGACGCGGAGGCACGGGCCTACGCCCGCCAAGACGCTGGCGAACGCGTTTACACGATCCGGCAGCATACCGCGCGCCGCAATAGGAGTAACTGAAATGCTTGCGTTCCTGCTCGCAATGACCGCGCAGCCCGAGATGACCGACCTGCACGCGGCGGTTGCCCGCTATCAGGCCATGGCGTCCCAGGCGATTGCGACCGGCGACACGTCATGGATGCCGAACGCCACGGTCAACGTCTGCTCGATCGCATATCGCTACACCCTGACGCGCGGCGACGGCGCGGCTGCGGATATCGTCGCGAGCTACAACGGCCCCAGCGCCGACCGGCTCAAGCTGTCGTGCATCGTCTACTTTCAGGAGCATGTGCAATGAGCGATTATCGTAGCCGTGAACCCGTGGATGCGCCTCGGGTGATCAACTTCAACTGGTGGCTGTGCGCCGGCATCATCGGCGCGTGGATGACGCTCGGCGTTGCCGTGTACGCCGTCTGCGTTGCCTTCGGTCTGGCGTTCCGGTGATGGCTAAGACCATCGGGCAGCAGGTGCGGGAGGCGTTGCAGGAAGCGGCCGGGCGCAGCATATGCGAGCGGGAGGAGTCGGCGATGCTGGTTCTGTCGGAACGGCTGACAGAGGCCGGGGCGCGGCGGTTGCGGGCGTTGATCCGGTGATCACGACGCTCGCCTGTCGCTGCGGCTTTCGCGAGGAGGTGTGCGCCGATGTCGCCCGGCTCGATTGCACCGAATGCCGCGCGCCCGGCGGGCTGGCGGCCTATGCGCCGCGCTGGACGCCCCCAGCCGGCGCGGGCCGCCTCCTCACACCGGCGGAGGCCGAGCGCGTCGCCGGGGTCAGTCGGCGGCGACGCGTTCTAGCGTGACCAGCGTCATGGCGCGGACCAGCGGCGAGCGCACGGCGGTGGTGATCCGCACGGCTTCGCCGTCGATCGTGCCATCTGCCGGCAGCTTGGCGCGGGACGGCGCGGTGCCGACATACGCCCCCGCCAACGTGTCGCCCTGCTGCTCGATCGACATCAGGCCGCTGTAGAAGGAAAAGTCGGCCTGCACGCGGCGGCCATTCTCGACGGTGCCCTCGATCATTTGTTCGTCACCCGGATTTTCAGCGTCCGTTGCTTGATGCGCGGAGGCGTGTTGGTGGTGGTGATGGTCAGCTCGATCGGGAGCGTCACGCCCTGACCGTCGAACGCCGTCGACTTCTGCTGCGACGGGTTGACGTTGAGCCAAAAGGCAAGCGTGCGATCGGCAAGCCGGGTCGCGTACTTGCCGTTCTCCGTCTCCTTCTCGACGATCGTCAGGCCGGCGGCCGACGCTTCCAGTGGCAGGGCGAGCGTGTAACTGGCGACATCCTCCCCAGGCTGGAGAATGTCGCCCTCCGCCTGCCCCTGCGAGATGGCGACATAGAAGTCGAGTAGGTCGACCGGCTCGATCGTGCCCAAGTCGAGGGCGGTTGACGGAATGGGCATTCGATCCTCCTATCGAGCCGCGTCAGCCGCAGCCTGAACCTTCTTAACGATGTCCCATTTCGGGTTCAAAGTGCCCGGCACCGGTGACTTGTGCGCCCATTCGGCCGTGTCGCCAATATCGAAATACAGACCAGCACCGTCACCGCCTTCCGATCTGAACCGGGTCCACATGCGTTCGAACGAATACGCATATTGCGGGCTCGCAGCCCAAGCGACCCGCTGGTCACGGTTCATCGCCGAGCCGGCAAAGAAGTTGTCAGAGCCTATTTCGTAGCAAATACGGCGCACACCGGCCTTCTTATAGGTTTCGGCATTAAGGAAATAGGCGTCAACCTGTCTATCAACGTCACCATCCCAACTAGCCGCGACTTCCGCCGGTGTGTTGTTCCCGATACTCGTTCCCTTGACTCCTACGCCCCAATAGATGCTGCTTGTCCATGCATCAGGCTTTACGAGCCCATAGCCGGTCATCACGCCCCATTCGTAGGGGTGATTGCTCGGGGAGCCGCAATCGATGGTCACAATACGGGAGCGGAACTCGGATGCGGCTTCGTTAATACGTTGCTTGTTTTGATTAGAGATTTGCACCTGACCATACAAGCGTGCGTTGTTCTGGTTGCTGACGCCCGCCGCCTGCCCAATTCCTACCAAATAATAATAGACCCACTGGATAGAAGCAGCCGTGTTGAAGGGCTCGTTTCCGGTCACATCAAGGTAAAGCGTTGCGTCATCGCGGGCTTTGATGCCGCCTTGCATACCCTCGCCCGTAAAAAACCCACGCACGAAACCCTTGACCATCGACTCTGACCAATTTGGCTGAATGATAGCGTAGATTGGGCGGCCGGTGAGAATGTTGAGAGCGATGATCTTCTCGAACGGCATTCCGCGCAAATTGGTGCGGCCATACGGGTTCTCGGTCGGCTGCACGCGGGTAGAGAAGTCGCCCGTGTCGTTCTTATTAGTGTTGGCGTTCTGCACATCCATGGTACGTAGAAAGCCGGGTAGATCGCGCAGGACTGCCTCAATATAGGTCGGCCGCCACCCGCCCAGGACGCTGAAGTCAGCGCCTACCTCGGCAACACGAATGTCGTCGACATTGCCTTCGCCATACCACTGCACCCGACCGCAATCGAAAATACCGTCAGTCCGCGAGGTCTGGAAATAGGTGAAGCGGCGATAGAAGCGACCATTTGCAAACGAGATTGCGGACAGAGTACCGAACCGGATTGTGTCGGCTCCGGATCGCTCGCCATATACGCGGTGCGACCATTTGCTGGTGCTGGTGTTGTTACCGGGCTCCGTCCACGACATTTCATGCATCTGGCCACTAAATGCGAAATCCGGGCCGCTGATTGCTTGCAAAAACGATGTGCCAGCAGGAGCATTGGTGATTGCGCCCCGGCTGTCCATCAACGCAGAGCCGCGTTCAATTCCCTTGTAACCATTGTTTGCATCTTGGATCGCGCCGATGACAAGCGCCCCATACATGCTTGCAAGATTGACCTGCGCCGGCAGAGCGTCCCCAAGCGCAAGGTTTTGCCCGATCTGGAGCGGCTGCGGATAGACCAACGTGACGCGGATCGGCTTGGCGCCCGGCTTAGGCGTCGTTGCATCCTGCGCCTCGATCAGCTCGTAAACCGCAGATCCGGCCAACGGCGCACGCCCTTGCGCAGATCGATATGTGGCATCTCCTTTTGCCGGATTAGCCACTAGGATTGCCGGGGCGTAATCACTGGTCGGGTTGTTGGACGTGTCATAGCGGCGCGACAGATACCCGGGGCCCTCTCCCGTATATCCGAACTCGAAAATAGCATGGCCGTCGCCGTCGAGCGTTGCCTTGCGCAACGTGATCGGCTCCACCACACCCCCGGCCAGCGTGATAGCCTGCTGGCCCGTTCCCGACGTGCGGACATAGCGCGCATACCGGCCTGGGCCGTTCGGGAAGGCCGGCGCAAAGAACGACTCGGTAATCGTCGATGTCGCGCCTTGCGAGTTGACCTGGAGCGCACCGTTGAAGCGAACGCTGAACGTCTTTCCGCCCTTGTCGATGCCGTACAAGACGCGATCTTCCAGCACGAGTGAGCGGCCATAGTTCCCATCGCCGCGGTTAAACTGGAATGATACCCAGGCACCGTCTTTGCGGTAGAAGGCCTTAGGGTATTGACCGCTACCGATGCCGGTAAACTTAACGCCAATAGTCGGGTTGCCGTCGCTGGTATCGCAGCCGAGATAGAACTCACCATTCTCGCTGAACGCCCCCGTCGCCGTTGGGTCGGCCGGCCCAAAAGTGATGGTATGATCAACGCCCCCCATGTCCTGCCAGCCGGTATCGCTGATCGGGGCAGGCCCGATCGTGCGCGCAGTAACGGGATTGGGGATGGGCGCTTGCAGGCCAGTCCCAGGAGTGGGGACAGCGTTTTCCAATGCCGAGACAGCCGCCTCCTGTTCGGCTATTTCGAGTTCCATCGCGTCAAGCGCCTGCTCCTCCGCGATTATGAGCGAAAGCCAAGAGGCCTGGGTCGCCGCCAGCGTGGCGTTCGGATTGAGTGTCATGGCTTGCTCCGCCCTCAGACCTGACCACCGCCAGAAAGCGTGACCTTCTGCGTGTACGTACCGCCCGTTTTCAGGTAGCGCGCAAATCGTCCGAACCCGTTCGGGAATACAGATGCGATGTACGATGCACGGAAGGTCTTGCTCAGACTGCCGTTAATGTAGAGCTCCAAAGCTCCGTTGTTCATCTTGCCCTCGATGACATCTTCCTTGAGAAGCGCGCGTCCCCAATCATGGGTCGCGTCTGACGTCTGGGGCAGTTTCCAAGTTCCGGCGTCGCGGTAAAACAATTGCGGGTATCGGCTTCCGCCAACGTTCACCATCTTGAAGCCGTATGTCGGCGAACCATCGTTTGTATCGCAGAAGAAATAGAGTTCTGCGCCGGTATCCAGGGAGCCGGTATCGCCGGAAGCAGCAGGTGCGAGGCGATAGTAGAAGTTCGTTCCGACCAAATCCTGCCAGCCAGAGTCAGCCGAAACCGTTGGACCATAGGTCACAGGTGTTGCCGTCGCCGCTGCGATCGTCACGGTGGTTGCCGTGGTCGAGGCGCTGCCCGTGCTATCCGTGACGGTGACGACAAGGTTCGGCATTGATCCGGCCACCGTGGGGGTGCCGCTGATCGAGCCCGTAGAGGTGCTGAACGCAAGGCCGGTAAGCAGCGGGCCGCCAGACAGGGCGAAGGTCTTGGTCCCGCTCCCGTTCGCCGTGGTCGGCGTGAAGGAATAGGCGGTGCCGACCGTGCCAGTGGTGGGCGGGGTGCCGTTGATGCTGACCTTCGTGGCGCTGTCGTCGTTGAGGACGTTGCCGGTGTAACTGGTGATCGCGCCGAACGAGTAGCCGGGAGGTGGCACAAGATAGCGGGTCAGCGTCTCGGTCGGCTCGACAATATCGTCGCCCTTGATCAAGTCGCCGGCCTTTGCCGTTGGGGAGCCGGCGGCGAAGGTGAAATTCAGGTCACCCGGCATACTGCCACTCGCGTAGTCGGCTGCTTCCAGCGTGCCGGCCACGAACTTGGTCGTAACAACAAGAGGCGCGGACAGGTCGCCGGTCCGCGTCATCGTCGCTTCCAGCAACGTCGTGGTGCCGCTCGCGCCTTCGTTCACCGAATAGGTCGCGGCCGTGAAGCCAACCGTGCGAACCGCCGCCTGAAGCGTCTGGATTAGAGCCATGGCCTGGGCAATTGCCGTTGCGTTGGTTTGCCCAGCCGTGCGCGCAGTCGGATCACCGCCCACGGCCGCGATGATGGTGCTGGTCAGGTCAGTCATGCTGCGGCTCCATAGGTGAGTGGCTGGCCCTGATAGGTCAGGACTTGGCCTTGATAGGTGAGGGCGTTGGCGGGAATGCTGTTGAGCGCCACGATCCGCGCGGCTGTTGCATCAAGCGCCGCCTGCTCTGTGGTGGTCAGGCTGGTCGAGGTGTCGAGGAAATCCGAGAAGCGGGTGGCGTTCTGTACGACCTGATCGGCCGGGCCATATGCGGGGTCCGTGGTCGCGGGGGGAATGACAGGCGTGGTGGCGGTTCCGCCCTCCAGCACGGTAATGCGCGGGATCAGCGCCAAGCGGCGGTTGCGGACAGCCTCTCTCCGCGCCTTGACCGCAGACAGCCGCGGATACAGCGCAGCGTAGATCGCCGGCTCACCAGCTACGACCGCCGACAGTTTTGTCGATCCGGCAAGCGTATTGTACACGGTGAAAATGTCGGGAAGCGGCGGGATCGTAATATCGCCGAAAACCGACCCATCCCTGCCGGCTTCGTACAATGTAAAAGACCGGGCTTTAGGGGCAAGGGCCATCGCGGTTCCTCCGTTGCGGCCTTTTCGCCTTTTTCGGGCCGCGCCGCAATGGCCCTATCTGCGCACGACTTGGCGGACGTTACGGCTGATCTCGTCCAGCGTCCTGCCACTGATCACCGCATCCCATATGTCGCGGCCGGCGCGCTCGGTCTGGATCGGGTTGACCGGGGGCAAGCCGGGAAGGCGGGGCTGCGGCGTGCCGTCCGATCCAGTCGGCCGGTTCGTCTCCTCGACCATCGCCGCCAGTTGCTGCCCGATCGGCGCGGCCGGCGGGGCGAACACGGGCGGGCCAAGCCGCTCGATCCGCCACGCGAGTTCATCTTCCGACGTGATGCCGTCGCGGTAGCGGGCGAGCTGCGAGCGCGACATCTGCCCGACGCTGCACCGGCAGTTGTGGACGATAACACCATCTGCGGATACAATGCCCTCCTCCGTCTGAAAGTCGTACACATGACCCGTAAAATCGAACTGCCGAACCTCGACGACCTCGTCGAGCAATACCGCGCCGGAGTAAGCGTCAAGCAACTCGCCGAACAGGCCGGCGTCAGTCGCACAGTGATTAGCCGCCAATTCAGCGAACAAGGCATCGTCCTGCGTGGTCGTAGCGAGGCGGAAAAGATCAAGTGGCAGGCCATCAAACAGACGCCGGGTGGCGTGGAGCGGCAATGCCGGCGGGCGTGGCAGGTCAGCCGTGACCGTGACGCCGATGTTGAAGCGCGGTTCCGCATCGCTGCCGCCGCTGGGGATCGATCGATGGCCGGCGTCGCCGCTGAAATCGGGGTCAGCAAGTCCGAGGTGGCGCGCCTGTCCCGCGTGACCGGCATACGTTTCCCGAACGCCGTCCTGAACCGTGCCAAGGCGACCGAGGGCGTCGTCGGCTCCAAGTGCAGCCCCTACGAGGACGTTCTCGCCGCACACCTTGGCAGCGCATTCCTGCGCCAATTTCGGGTCGGCGAACACAATGTCGATTTCGCCCTGCCCGACTGCCGATTGGTCGTTGAACTTGAACGCAAGGGGTTCGCCCATGCCAAGAGCATGAAGCGAGAGCGCCTCGAAAAGATGATCAGCGCAGGGTGGCGAATTGTCATTGCCACCGAATACCGCACCATCCCCGGTGACTACGCCGCGATGGCGCAATGCGTGATCGCCCACGCGAACATGCTCCGCAATGACCCAGCCACGCCGGGTCAGTATCGGGTGATCCGGGGTAACGGACAGCCGGCTACCCGACGCCATGACCACTTCGACGGCCTTACCCGAATGCCAGCGCCGGATGCCTGCTTTTACCGCCCCCTCGATCCGAGTGCCGGGTAGGAAGCACCGGAACCCAAGCGGCGGCCAGTAGGTGCGCCAGAACGGATGGCTGACCGGCAACACGATGCCGTCCCAGGCGCGGTGATCCTCCTCGCTCTTCGGGGGGTGCCGCACGCGGCTATCGCCGACCGTGAACGCGCGCAGGTACGGGAACATGCCCTCGCTCGCCTGGACGTGGTTCCACCGCCCCGCCGCGCGCGCCAGCCGTAAGTTCGTGTCGTAGATCAGCCGCACCCGGTTGCCGATCTTGCCCTCGTCGCCGCCCAGCCACCCCTTTTCGCGCAGGATCGGCATGACCAGCTTCGCGAAGTCCTGCTCGCTCCCGCTGCGCTCAACCACATCGACCATGGCATAATACAGGTCGTCGGCGATGTCGGTCCCGGCGGTCTGCGCGGCGGTGAAGGCGCGCGCATATTCGTCGCTGCCGATTTCGTCGAACATGCCGATCGCGCGCGGTTCCTTGGCGAGCAGCCATTCGAGGATGTCGGGGGCCGCCAGTTGCAGCGGGTAGAGCGTGGCGGGGGAGCGCGTGGGCATGGCCCCAGATACAGCAACGGCCCCACCGTCGCCAGTGGGGCCGTATCGCGGGTCGGGCTTGATACCGACTAGGCGGGCCAGTTGGGTCATACGCCCGCCGCCTTTGTTACTGACTGCGTGTCCATCCACGCCGCCGCATTGGTACTTGCCGCCCTGCCATCGCATCACCGATCACGACAGGGCGGCCAGTTGCGCCGTAACTATGAGGGGCGGCGTCCCCGGTCAAGTCAGCAAGTTCGGTTTTCGCCGGGACGAGGTGTGCAATCGTCCTGATTGGGCGGGGAGTGCGTCGGCGTCGGCGCGGGCTGGGGCCGCTTGTCGTCGCAGGCAGCGACCATCGAAACGGCGAGAATGAGGAGCGCAAAGGGGAGGCGCATCGGTCTGTCTCCTGTCGCGGGGTGCGACGCGGGGACGATGCCTTGCCGGAATGCGATAGGCAAGCAAAAGGCCCCGCCATGGTGGAACGACGGGGCCTTCCGCGAGGAACACCGGGGAGGTGTTGACGATGGTATGCGCCGGCTGGGGTCAGCCGTCAACCCGATCTTCCAGCCCGATCGCGGCCGCTCCGCGCTCTGCCAGCAGGGGCAGCGCCAGCGCCTTCGCCAGCGCGGACGGATCGAACCGTTCGACCGCCTCCAGCAACGCGATCCGCGCGCCTTCGATGGTGGTCACGCCCTGCATGTTGCCGCGCATCGCATTGCCGATTGCTTCGAACAGCGGGGAGGCGTCGCCGGCTGACGCTTCGATCAGGCGGTCGATCGCGTCTTGATCCTCGGCGGAGAAGGCGTGGAACTCGTCGCTCCCGCTGTCCCTGATCGCCTCGAATATTTCAGGGCCGAACTTGAGCGTGCCCGTAAACGGCTCGACCTTGGACAGATCGAAATCGGCCGGTACGTCGTAGCTGATCGTGACGTGCGGCTTGTAATCGGGGAAGTCCGACGACGCGCCGCGCTCGATCATGCCTTCGTGCCGATAGCGCAGCGACGGGTCGGTGAAGCGTAGCACGATCGCATCACCGAACCGCTCGACGAAGCGGGGGCCACCTTCGGCCACTTCCAGCGCCGCCCAATCCCAACCCTCGCCGGCCATGCCGAACCAATCGACCGCCGTTTTCGAATAGAGGACGGTGACGTGCAGATCATCGGCAGGGACGGTCGGCGTCAGGCCCTGCTTTTTCGCCCAGGCGAGCAGCGGGCCAGGGTTGAGCAGCTTGCGCGAGACGTAGAGCGGGGCGAACGAACTGCCGCCCTGCGCCGCAAACTCGGCGATCTGCCGACCGCTAGCGTCCGGCTGCTGCCCCGCCTTCGCCGCCACAAGCGCCGCATCCCGCTTTGCCTGTTCCTCCGTCGAGACGCGATCCACCTCGTAGCCGTCGCCGTACACCTCCCCGACGCTTTCCTCGGTCCGCTTGATGCCGATGCTGTTCAGCTTCACGTCGCGCTCGGCGACCGTGGACATGTCCTCCGCGTCGTCAAGCACGCGGTAGACGGTCGGCGGAGCCACGTCGGGTCCATGGTTCCAGAGCGTGACCCATCGCGCGAAGGTCCGGTTGATCGCCTCGGAAATCAGATCGCTGTCGGCCTTGACGATTTCCGCCTTGACGCTGGCGTGTTCGGTCGCCTGATTGTTGTTCAGGCCCGACGACACGCCCTTGGTGGTGCCGGCCTGCCCCAGCACGACGCGCATGGTGGCCTCCTCAGCCCACTTGACCATCTCGTCATACGACGCGGCGCTCGATCCGCTGCGGGTCGCCTCCATGATCTTGATGCGCTCGTTCTTGATCGTGCCCTCGGGCAGCAGAACGGCGCTATCCCGGCCGACCGCGACCGCCGCCTGTAGCAATTCGGCCTTGCGCTTCTGGTCGCCCTTCTCCGCCTCCGTGAACTCGATCGCCACGGTCGGTTGCCCCAGCTTCTCAAGGAACAGCGACCAGAACTTGAGGCCAGCGCGCTTGAAGAACACGGGCCAATAGAGCCAATGCCCCAGCCCCAGGCCATAGAAGGCGAAGTCATGCGTGCCGCCGGTGCGGACGGTCAGAAACTTGTTTGGCAGCAGCGCTTCGCCCGACAGCCCGCCGCCGATGCGCGACACCATCCGCAATTCGCCCTTGAGCGTGAAGCCGAACCAGCGGCGGTCAGGGATCACTACGTCATCAAGCCACACGATCGGGCGGCCGTCGTGATCCTTGGTCGTCCAGATCGCTTCCGCCACCGCATAGCCGAAGAACACCGCGTAATGCAGCAGGCCGGTGATGCGGTCGAACCCCACCTGCTTAAGCATGTCGCGGAATTGCTCGGCCGCCAGCACGGAGCGCGGATCATCCTTGTCGCCGGGCGCAACCTCCCAATCCCGCGACGTGATCGCAAGCCGGCGCTGTTGCAGCGTCGAGAACACGGTATCGTCGGATAGAAGCTGCTCGTACAGCTTCAACCCCTCCGCGCCCTTGAGCAACATCGGGTCGTCGTTCTGCGCCAGCGCGTCCATCCAGTAGGACGGCAGGAACGACAGCGCATCCGGCCGCGACTGCATCTGCGCGAGCGTCGGGGTTGCATCGTCGTCAGACGGCGAGCCGGCCTTCGTCGGCACCGGGAAGCTGACCACGTTCCTTGCTGCGAACTCCAGTCCGCGCGCGCTGTTGCGGCGGCCGGTGCGATACTGGTCGGGAGAAGCCATCAGAACGCGAACCCCTGCGATGTTGAGCCGATAGAGCCGAAGCCCGCGCCGCCATTATCGCGCGTGTCGGGTTCTCTGTCACGCTCCACCACGCCGAGCGTTTCGCGGCGGCCGATGCTGGCATGACTGAACCCGCCTGACCCGCTCTTGCGCACCGCCTCCAAGCCGTAGCGCAGCGCGTCGATGACGTGGTTGTCCTTGTCGGCGAGGATCGGCAGGACCTTCTTCGTCTTCTCGTCCACCTTGTAGCTGTACGTCCGCATCTCGGCCGCAGCATGGATACAGCGCGGGTGTATCGCCACGTCATACGACTTGAGGAAGTCGACGCCATCTTCGACCGATCCAGCCCCCTTGATGGCCGGCTCGATGCGGAAGCCCCGCGCCTTCATATACGCGATCAGTTCGGGGCGTGCGCCGTCTGCTACGATCGGCCATGTCGTCGCGCCAGGGATGCCCCGATACAGCAGCGGGTTGGGCCATCGCACCGGGTCCGACGCATCCGTGCCGCCGAACAGAGCCGGCGTGTTGTCGATCGTGCAGCCGATTTGATACGCCTCGAAATCAACGAACAGCACATCGCCATCTGGATCGGCCACCGCCTCGCCGCGCACCCATCGGCCCATGAAGCATCGCACCAGCACAGTCGGATCGACGGCGAAGCCCCAGTCCGCCCCGAACCGGAAGATGGCGTCGGCTGGCGTCTCGAAATCAACCACCGACCAATTGCGAAACACACGCGCTTCGCTGTTCTGCTGATATTGCCCAAGCCATATGTGCGCGTGCTTGTCGGGGTCGCGGCGCTTGTCGCGCTCCATGTCCTGCCGCAGTTCGGTCGGAAACCATGGGTTCTGATCGTAATTGACGGTCAGGTGCAGGCAGAACGGATCGCCCTCCATCTCGCGCGACATGGCATCCACTGGATCGTCGGCCTCCAGCGGGTTCCATGTCAGCCAGATTTCCGATCCAGGCGTTCGGATCGTCGGCGTCACCGTGTCGATTGACGCTTGACTGACCGCCTGCGCCTCGTCCGCCCAAAAGCGGGTGATACCCTCCATAGACCGAACTGACGCCGCGCCGTTGCGCAATCCGCCGAACATGAACAACGACCCGGTAACGGTGTTGCGAATTTCGTTGTCGGTGCTGTCGTACATGCCGCGCAGGCCGAGACGATCAATCTCGTCGTCGATCATGCGTTTCGACGAGTCGCGGATGCTCCGTTGCACCTCGCGCGCGCACAGGATGCGGTGCGTTTCCTGCGCCGCCTGAATGACCAAGGCGGTCGCGACAGAGCGGCTTTTCGCGCTGCCTCGACCGCCCTTGATGAACTTGTATCGGCGGGGGTGCCAAAGCGCCTCCGCCCATGCCGGCAACTTCGCGTCAATCTTCGGCAGCATCGCCAGCCTTTACAAACGTGACGGCAATGCCGGGAAGCGCCGCGCCGCCGGGGGCGCTATGCTCAATCTCGCGCTTGTCGCGCCACTCGATCGGGTCCGCGTTCTTGAGTGCGTAAGCTCGGGAACGCACGACGGCCGGGCTCTGCGCGGAGAGCAAGTCCACTTCCAGCTTGTAGGTTCGCGCGGCCTGCCCGATTTTCATGGCCTCGTCGAAATCGGGGTGATCCTCCCGCCACCGATACAGCGTCGCACGGTGGACAAGGATGCTGCCGGCGAACGCCCCGATCGAGTAGCCTTTCTGCATGAAGGCGACAATCTCGTCGCAATATTTCGGATCATAGAGGGTCGGGTTCGGCATCGTCATATCCTGTTCGCAAGGCTGTCTCGATACCATGTAGGGCGGCCTCAAGCCAAACGTTGCTGTAGGAGCCGGCGCGCACGGACGAGGCGGTGTTTGCCCAGGCGGGGCCTTGCGCTTCTATCGCATCGGCGAGGATGCGGCGCGCGGTGGGGGAGGGTTTCACTCCGCCCCCTGCGTCGGCTGCACCATCTCACTGTTCGACATGGGGAACCTCCGGGGCGTTTCCGCAATGGAAGGCGTCGCGGAAGACCGTCTCGCCAAGCAGCTTGTCAGCCCGCTCCAGCCACGGGTCGCAGTTGGGGAACTCATGGTCACCAGTCGCGAGCAGGCCACGAATGATCAGCATCGCCTCGGCGAGCTTTTCAGTGTCAGTCGACATGGGCGGTTCCTTGGTGGGCGCGGGTAAGGTCAGAAGGTTTGAAATATTCGATCCGCTCTTTGTACCTTCCTTCTTTTGGGAAGATAACGCGGGCGACCGGGCTGCCGCCAGTGGGCGTGAACAGCCTGTCTATGCGGCCAACTCGCTCGCTCTTGGCGAGACGCATCGTATCCGCTGTCCAACTTGGGATGATCTTCACCCGCACCAAATCGCCATCCTTCAGCTCCCCCGCCTCCACGCGCGAGGCCAGCTCCATCAGATCAGTCATGGGAATTTCCTTGGATGAAGTTGCGGTTGCGGGTGAGCCATTGAAGGGCATTGCGAGCGCGGCTCAGGCAGTAGGCGCGGTCTACGCCCCAGAGCCGTTGATGCCGCTCGCTACTTGCGTACTCGCGCCATATCTTGGCTTGGAACTGCGCGTGCAGCCGCGATGAGAACTCAGACGGCCGGGGCCATGCCCGTTTCCGCTGGTATGCGTCGATCACGACTTGGCTGTGGCCGTGCGGCGTCTCCTGCCCACAGATCGGACAAGCGAACGTGCCACCGTCCTCTCCGCGCCCCGCGATCTCGGCTACCTGCTGGGGGTCTGGCGGGGTCATGCGGCACGCGCTCCGGTCCAAGCAGGCCAAGACGCATCCTCTTGCTCGGCTTCGTCGCTTTGTCGCCGGGCGATGCGAGTGCCGTGATCGGCATGCCATCCCCAGATTACCCGCTTCTTGGCGCTGACGGTGCCCGCAGCTGCGCGGGGATCGGCACCGCCTGTCGACCAGCCGACACGCTGCCATCCATCGAAGCGATAGAGATCGCCACGGTGCATCAGCGCGTTCTGGTAGCTGATGGCCCAAGGCGACGCCCACGCCTCCACGATCTCCGGCATCGCTACCTCCCGCCAGAGGCGGAGGGCGACGCGGGACAGCGCGCGATCAGACGCACATAGCCTAGACAGCTCGAAGGCATCAGCGCGCCCGAAGCCACACGTCGGGCGGATCAGCGTATCGGCGGTGATGACAGCGGCTACTTTGCCCGCGATGAACAAGCCAAAATCATACGGTTTGGCATAGATCGGCCGGTTGAGTGGCCCCATGCGATGCTGCCATGTAACCAAAGCTTCATTCGCGAGCGAGCGGTCGATCCAGCCGAAGTCCCCCCAGCCGCGCATCACGCCCCCTCCCCCTCGGTCGCTGCATGGCCGGTAGCTGGGATGGTGGCCTTCGGGGTGTAGGCGATGATGTTCCACTTGCAGCGGGACACAGGGCGCTTCCACTGCTGAATAGTCACATCTCGTCCCGCTTCCGTCTGACCATCCTCGCGAAGCACTCTGCCGCTAAGGTCCAAGTCATTCGGAGCGGCATCCCCACCATGCCACGGCTTCATGCCCTCCGGCACCGCCTCCCCCGTAGCTGGGATGGTCGGGGCGGCTGCGAGGGCGGCGAGGTAAGCTGCCTCGACTTCTGCGCGCCATTCAGCGCGAAACAGGCTGTCGCATTCTTCATACGGCACAACGTCATCTACCCGAGACGGCATATCGTTGCGCGATGCTGCCTTAGCGGCAGCCTCCAGCATTTCGTCCGTAGGCTCAATCGGCACCAGCTTCCAGCCATCCGGGATCGCGGGGTCAGTCGCGGGCGGGAGGGAGGCGAGGGCTTCCTCAGCGGCGTCGCGGACGCGCTGATTATGCTTGCGCCCGACCGACATGGACCGGCCGTCTGTGTATTGCAGCACCTCCGGGCCATGCTCGACTTCCGGCGTCCCATCATGGTCGATCGTGAGCACGTCGATGAATGCGCGAGGTCGAGCGGCGATGAACTCGCGGAGGCGATGTGCGGCCTCCCGGTGCGGCCATGGCCCTTTGCGCTCCGGCACCTTGCCTGGTGCGCGAACGATCAGCCAGAAACGACCTTCCCGCTCCCCCGCCCCGCTCGCGGCTTCGGCGGTGGCGAGAAAGACAGGCTGCGAAGGCTCTACGACAATCGATCCAAGGTAGATCGTCGCATCGCACCCCGGCTTCGCTTCTCGCTCGGCTGCGGCGGCTGCACTTGCCTCCTCGGCTGTCGGGAAGGTGCCGACAAGCCATTGGTCGCCGGCTGTCTCGCCGTGGGTGTCGCCGATAACACAATAGATCAGCATTGTACGCGTGAGCAGCGCCCGCGCCTCTGCGGCATCGGTGGTCGTGTTGGTCATGCTGCGGGCTCCTTGGTCGGGGCGAGGGCGGTGTATACGGCGCGAGCGCGGCGAAGCTGCCCGATGGTGATGGTGGTGCGCGGAATGACGCAATCACCGCTGCTAAAGCTGGTCACGCGTTCTTGAGCATCAGCCTCGCGCGCGAATGGCTCCAGCGCCGACCGCAGATCAGCCGGTGCGCGGGTGGTGCCTGGGGGTGCGGGAAGAGGCGAAGGCAGGAGCGCTGCGTATTGATCGGCGTAAGCAGGCCAAGCCGATGCCACCAAGTCATCCGCCATGCGGTCGGTGTTCTCTAGCGCGCTGCAAGCAGCGTACACGCCGTCGCTGAACGCATGACCTACGGCAGACAGGCGGAAGTCCATGACGCAAAGGTCGACATATGGATGTGCGCCATGCTCATCCTCGACAAGTTGCTCACTGGTGCTGTGCAGGGTCCAAGAGCGGCGGCCGTTGGGCTTGACCTTAAACCCGCTGGTCCGGCCATCATCACCGGCACCGACGACAGCGACGCCGCCCAACTCAGCCGCCACGGCTGCTCGCATCGCCTCCACGAAGGCAGGCTCGTAGCTTGCCGTATCAGTCCATGGCACTGCTACTAGGTCTAGGTCGCGCGTCATGCTGCCATGAACAGCCAACGCCCAGCCTTCACGGCGAGCCGCAACTCGCATTGCCGCAAGCAGTCGCTCGGACACCACCTTGATACGGTCCAGCCGCTCCGCGCTCACCTCGTCTCTCCCTGACGGGCGGAGGTGGCGGCTACGCGAAGGGCGGCGCGGGCGGCGCGTAGTTTGCCGAAGGTAGTTGCGATCTGGACCGTCTCGTCATCGGGCAGGCCCCAAGACTCTCCGCAGAGCGGACTCGGCAGCAAGGCGTCCAGCGCCTCCAGCAGCATCGGTGCGGCAGCGATCAGGCGGGCATTGGCTTCTGCGGTGCCGCGATTGGCATTGTCGAAGCACGCCGCGATGTACCACGGCTCATCAAGTGTGGGTTTCGTAGCGTCCCACTGGACGACTTCCCATTCGCCATTATCGCGTGGATCAGGCTGGACCGTCCAAGGCGCCGGCGTATGCTGCACATCGGCCACAGTCTGAGGGGCGGTCACGACCGCGCTTGCCGCTTTCCCGGAACCGTCTATATCGTTGTCTTGCATGATCGTCCTTTCGCTCGCGATCGTGTCAGGGCCACGGAGGGTTTGCGCTTCCCTTCCGTGGCCCTTTACTTAGCTGGTGTGATAGGGTTGCGCAAGGGGTTATCCGCGCAGTTCGAACCCAATATCGCTGACAATGGCGTCGATGATTTCCGACATGGGCGTGTCCCAGCTGTAGGTGCCGTCGATACCCCGCGTGTAGAACGTCTGGATCGCTTCATCGCGTTGCGCGGCGGTATAGAACCGTGGCGACATCACCACGGCCACCCTCGGCTTGGGCGTATGCTCGTCGATCGCCACGTCGAGAAAGTCGATCACGCAGGCCGGTGCCATGCTTGATTGGAGCGCAAGTCGCGCGCCTGCGATCCGTTCGCCGAGCATGTCCGACCGCTTCGCTTCCCGCCGGGCGTTCTCCGCAGCCGCATCGCGTTGCTGGAGCGCGTCGGCGAGCTGGCATGTCAGGGTCGCAACTTGCTCGCGCAACGCCTGCGCTTCCGTTTGCGGGTTGTCGTCGAGAATGCGGCGGACAGCGGCGACAAGGGCCGCATCATTGAAAGCCGGTGCCGTAGTCATATCCATGTCTCCCGATAGCTTGCTGTCATGCGCCACCAGCCGTCCTCTTGAAGCCGCTCGGCTGATCTGCGCGGCCATAGGCGGTTAGGCCCCCATTGCGACCACACGCCATCGCGGCAATCGCGATAGGGCGACCGCCGCGTGACTTTCACGACGCGTTGGTCCGGTCACTCACCGTCATGCGCCACTGCCCCTTGAGTAGAACCGCGCACTGCCCATCGTCATAATCCGCGACCAGCATCCGCATCATGCCTCGGTCCGGATCGAACCAGCCGACCGCGTTGACAGGCTGTCCGAGCGTGTCGGGTGCGCCGTGTCGGCGTAGCGTTTCGGTGACGGTGTGGAAGGGGATGGGGATGCGGTTCCAGCCTGCGAGGGCGTCATCGGTCGTCATCCCTTCCTCCCTTCATGATTGCGGAGAGCGGTGAGGGCGGCTCGGGCGGACTCTCGCCACCAAGGCTTTTCGAGCGGATCGTAGGTGCCTGGATCACAGCCGAAAGGATCTGCCAAGCTGCTCCACGATGCGACGTGATGAATGGCCATAGCTTCCGCCATCACCTCGACCAGCGCCTCGTCATCCTGTGTCTGGGGGTGGGTCATCCTACCTGCCTGTTCAGTTCGATCTTGTGGCACTTGCGGCACTGGCGCTGCTGGATGACGACCATTGCTTGCCCGCCGCCAAAGATATACTCGCCGATGAAGGCCTGCTTGGTCTGCCAGTCGGTCCACTGGTGGCGATGAAACAGGCTCACTTCCCGGCCTCCCCGGTAAGGGCGCGCAGGATGGTGCGCAGGTGCCCGTAGGTCAGCAGGTCGTCGTCAGGGCCACGTTCTACCAGCGTGGTGTCCGGCATGGCTTGGTAGGCCGCCAGAAACACGTCCAGCACCGTCTTCGCTTCCTCCAACGGATCCACCGGCTCGGGCAGCAGGGCGACGATGGCGGCAGCTTCACGCATCCATTCGTGGGCTTCACGACCAATCGCTTGATAGTCTGCGACACCATGATGGTATCGGTGGTCGACCTTTCGCACCAGCGCCTCCATCCGCGCCGTCACATCAGGCTTGGTGTCTGCCTGGGGGGTGGGCTGGGGGGTGACGTTGCGGATGCGCCAAAGGCGGCCGCCGCCACTGTCATAAGACTGTGACCCATCAGCCTTGAAATACATGCCTTGGCTTTTTCTCGGCTCCAGAAACTCACTCAAACAGTAATCGCCATCACGATCCGGCTGATCACGTTCCGAGAGCCGTACAGCCACCACCCGCCCATCCTCATGGACCGCCTCAAGCTCGCCGCTCCAGTCGATCGGTGCAGGCTGACGGTAATGCGGGTGGTCGGCGGGGAGGCGGATATGTGAGACAGGCTCCCAGTGCGGCAATTGCAGGTGGTCACCGCCCCAAGGCGAGCCGTACCAAGATTTCAGCCCCTTCGCCAAAAACATATCGGATTTCTCCAACCACCCCGGCCGCTTGCCATCCACGGCGATGGCGGGGCCCCATTCGATGTTCTCGCTCATTTTCTCGCTCCTCTAGAAAGCCGTCTAAGCCGTTTTCAGCACCCCCGGAGGTAAACGGACACCGCCCGCACCCCCAAAACCGCTGTAGCACCCCTTAAAATCCATTTTTGGGGCATATCACGCCTCCATTCGATCTTGATCCTGCATCCGACGCGCGGGCTTTGCGCCGGATCGACCTAACCGTGTTCGTGGAACAGCCGAGGCTACGAGCAATGCCGGCGGCCGAGTGCCCGGCCTTGGTCATACGCTCCACCAGCGCCGTCCGCTCTACCACCGCGCGCCTCGGTCGCCGTCCGTGCGCCGGTCGCAGCATCGGAACGTAAATCCGCTCCCCGCCGAAGTGCATCACCAGCCGCGCCGCCAACCGCTCCCCGAACTGCCGGGTCAACCGCTGCGCCCGCGCCGTCTCCGCCGGGACGTGCATCAGGGTTCCGCCATGGACCGCCGACACGCGGGCCGCGTCATCCGCGCCCAAGCGTTCGATCAGGACGGAAACCTTGCGCTTCAACCGTTCAACCCCTTCACAACCCTCTTACGACTATATCATGTAGTGTCGCACTTCAAGAGCGAGACAGCACCCGAATAGGCCCATGATACAGCGCCCGCGTGACGTACCGATCATTCTCCAGCCGCCGCAGCGTGCCGCGCTCCACCGCAATCCGCAGCCAACGGTCCGGCACGTCGCCGATCGGCTGGCCTTCGCCGATGTTCACGAGCCATCGTTCGAACAAGTCTTGCGCCGTATCGTCGCACAGCCGCAGGATCGACGCCCGATCGTCCGAAGGCGGCCGGTACTCGGCGATCAGTTCTAGGCACTCCGCCGGCACTGGAAACCACCGCAACCGCGCACAGGCCAGCCGTGCCATGTGGGCGATAGCCGGCTCGCTGTATTGCGCGAGCAGCGACACGTAGACCGCAAACCGCTTCCGCCCGCCTTCATCGCTGACGGTCTTGCTCGGCAGGGTCGAGGCAACGAACGTCAGGTGCCGCCGGATTTCCTCAACCGTCGCCGGCTGGGGGCGGGTGTCGCTGGTCGTTTCCGCCCATTCCCGCAGCTCTCGGCATTCCTCAATGGTGGTGGGGGTTCCAACCGGCCGCGTCTTCGAGCGCGTTAAGGAACCCGTCGTTTGATCTGCGAGGCGGGCCATTACCGTTCCGAGCTGTTCCATTCCGTCCGTCCCTCATAACCCGGTCGTGCTGATCGCGTATCCGGTTGTGCCAAGCCTTGTCCCAATCGAGCCGTGCGGCGTCTCGCGATCGGGATGTCCAGTAATCGACGAACCCATCGATCTCCCGATCCTCCCGGCCTGGAGGCCATGCGTCGACCATGGCGGCGACGTTCGGCGGATAGGGCCTTGCGGGCTTCCAGTCGGCGGGCAACCGCGCCGCGCGCTTAGCGCGGTGTGATGTACCGTCAGGTACATCACTATTAATGGTTTCCCTTGTTTCTAATTCTTTCTTCTTTGCGTCGGTGGTGCGTCGCTGCTGCGTCGCTGGCGCGTCGGTTGGTGCGTCGGCCTCGTCCTGAATGGCCTGATATTTGGCGTAATTCCGTAGGTTTATGACGGTCTGCCCTGCGTCGGCTGTAGCGTCGATAATTTCCGCGTTCTGTAACGAAGTCAGAAACCGACGCACCCTTGGTTCTTCCCACTTCCAAGCCCGCGCCATGTAGCGAAGCGAGTGGGAAAACTGCCCGCGTTGCAGCGTGATTTCGCCCTTGGGCGTGACCACGCGACGCTCCCGAAATGCTGCCTCCTCGATCATCCAGACGAATGCGTCCCGGCGTGAAAACGCCTCTCCGCGAAACACGGGATGGTCCTGCCACCCGCGATGCATCAGATAGAACCCGCCCGATGCCATGTCAGCCGATCCGCCACACGCGCAATTGCTCACCGTCTCGGCGGACGCTGAACTGCTTGCTGTGCCGCTTGCCATAATCGGACGCGGCGGCGGCTACCCGGTTGCGCGGCTGTCGGGTCAGGAAGCTATCGCCGATCTTCATGTCCGAAAATGGATACCGCTGGAGCGGCGGAGGCGGCGCTATGTCTCGCTCGATTACGTGGTTCATGCTTACTCCTTAATGCCTATAGAACCTAAAATCAACAGCCTGTCACAGCGCCTCAATCCGCACCTCGACGCGCGGTATCTCCCCGTACAGCTTCCGCACCCGCGCATCGACGATCTGGCTGTCGTCAGCCCAGCAAACCGCGTTGAGCGCGTCACCTATGGCCTTGAGAATGTTGTCCCCATCGGGCCGGCTGGTGTGCCATTTGGCCTCCGCCTTCTTCCGCTTCGACCAGCTCGCAGCGATCGGGAAATAGGCGACGACGGTGAGGCGGATCGGCCCGGTTAAGGGCGGGGTGCCGGCCATAGCCTCCTGCCCCGCCAGGGCGACCAAGCCCTCGTATGCGACCGTCTTAGCCGGCGTGAACGCGCGCGCCTTTCCCCCGACTGTTCCGATGCGAGGCCGCCCCTTGGCGACCGGAATGCCGGGGATGGTGATAAACATGCGTCCGCTCCTGATTGGCTATCCTCGCCCCGCATCGCACGCGGGGTCCGGTAGCCTATCAGCCAGCGTCGAGCGGCGCGGCGATGATATTCTCGCCGACCGTCTCGGCGATGCGACGCGCCTCCGCTTCGGTCATGCGCTTCGCCTGCGACGCGTCCGGCGTCCACACGTCATCTTCCTCGCTCGGCGGCTCCTTGATGATCGCCAGCCATTCGGTGGTCATCTCGTCGAACACGCCATGCGTCAGCGCCGGGTCTGCACTCGCCGCCTGGATCGCCAGATCGACGCCGCTGGGGGTGTCGTCGCCATCGGCAAGCGCTTCGTCGTCGATCGTCATGGCGACAGGATGTTGCTTGATCTCGCCAGCCTGCAAATTGTCGATCTTCGCGGTTGGCATATCTCCGCCAATCGGCAAATCGGGCTGATCGGGGTCCGTCTGCGGCGTGGTGCGCGCGCCCATAAACCGGCGATCATCGGCCGACACTACGACGACTCGCTGCCCGGCCATCTTGTACACGTCGAGCAGCACCCCGGCGTTGACGTGATCGATTTTGAGCTTGGCCTCCAGCGCCTCGCCATTGACCGCCAGCTTGTCCAGCATCGTCGCGTGGATCGTCGGGCAATCCTCCTGCGCGATCACCAGCACCAGCTTGCCGATGATGTCCTTGGACGCCTCCTCGATCGCGCGGATCGTGTCGCGCTGCGCCTGATTGTCCATGCCCTGCCATTGCGACGGCCGGTGCTTGAACAGGTCGAGGATCGTGTCGCGCAGGATGCCGAACGCGTTGCCGGCTTCGAAGCGCGCCTCCTCGACGATCGTGTTCAGCCGCTCGATCCGCCGGTTGAACACCGTCTGCTCGTCCGTGTCGACCGGGACATTGGTCGCCGGCCGCTCCGCCTCGACGCGCGCCTGTTCGGCGACGGCCTCCTCCGTGCGGTCGGGCTTGCCCTTCTTCGCCGCCGCCTTGCGGTCAGCCTTCGCGTCCTCGTTCAGTTGCGTGCCGAGCAGCGCAAAGGGGTCTTGTTCGCTCATTCTGTGTCTCCTGTGGGGCGATGACGCCCGCCCCGTTGCGATCTTAGAAAAGGTTGCCCTGACGCTGCGCCTGTTCAATGCGGCGGCAGGCGGCGTCAAAAATGGTTTCGTCAATCTCAATGCCAACGAACCGGCGCTGTTCGGTATGGCACGCGACACCTGTTGTTCCTGCGCCCATAAATGGGTCACACACTAGCTCGCCAACGCGCGAATAATCGTTCACTACCATCTGCATAAGACGGATGGGCTTGCCGCCCATTCTGTCACGATCCCGCCACCCCGGCCCCGCCACATATCCACCCGGCAAAGTTCCCCACTTGCTTTGAGCAGTTGTGCGAGAAACCATCAGCCAGTCGGTCCATGAGCAAGGCCCATCACCCGTGAGCCGGACGCTTCGACCGGGATGGTGATAAGGTACTGGCGCAAAAACATAACGTCCGTTTGCTCGCATTGAACGCTCGATAATTGGTGCCAGTGTGTAATCCGTCATCCAGACAATCCAGCCATCGGATGCTTGGGAAAAGTCGAAGCCCAATGCCTCCGCATCGGCTTCACTAAGCGCGAGATAGCCAAGCGCTTTTCTGTCAGCACCGTCTTTCCCTTGCCCGGCATCATGCCCAGCGTGAGTTCGGGCGCTGTAAGGCGGATCAGTAATAATGTGATCCACCGGCCCTAACGCGGGCAAAATTTCGCGCGCATCCCCCAAATACAGCGTAGCCGCCCCAATCACCTCCTTGCGCTGGTACGTCACGCCGCCACCGCCTGCGCCTCAATTTCCCCCATCGCCTTCTCCAGCGCAACGATGGTCGCCGGCATCGCCTTGCCGGTCTTGATCGCGCGCCAGATCGTCGGCTCCGAGATGCCCGAATGCCGCGACAGCCCGGCCAGACTGGAGCAAGCGCGGTACAGCCTCATCTTATAATCGGCCAGCTTCGCGCGGTTCTCTGCGGCCGTGTCGCTCGGCGTTTTTAAGGGCATTGTGAAATCTCCGCGTTATGGTGTTGCAACTAACGTGATATGGTCATAAGAGGGTTTCGCAACACATGCAACCCCATAGGAGCGCAAACCGATGGCATCTAAACCCGACGATCTGCCGATGCTGGCACTGATCGAAACCCCGAACATTTCGGCCCCGACTGTCGACGATCAGGCGCGTGTCGTGCTGCTCGACGGCGAGGCGTTCGACGCCTTCTACGCTCGCATGAAGGCCGAGACGGACAAGCACGTCCCCGACGTGACGACGGACAAGGGGCGCAAGGCGGTGATCGCGCTCGCCCGGCGCGTGACGACGACCAAGACGGCCATCACGGCGGCGGCGAAGGGCCTGACCGAAGCGTGGCGTCAGCAGACGGCGACGGTGAACGCCGCGCGCAAGCCGATCGAAGAAAAGCTGGCGGAACTGGCGGCCGAGGTGCGCCGGCCGGTGACGGAGTGGGAGGAGGCCGAGGCAGCGCGCGTGGCGCGTAACCGGGCGGTGATCGACGATATGCGGCAGGCGGCTACCGTCACGCTCGACGACACGGCGGCGTCGGTCGAGGAGCGCGGGCGGCGCATCCATGGGATCGTGATCGGCGAAGGCTGGACAGCCGACGAGGAGGCGGAGGCCGTCGCGGTCAAGGCGGCCACGGTGCAGGCGCTGGTTGCCGCGCGCAACCGGCTGCGACAGGAGGAAGCCGACAAGGCGGAACTCGCGCGGCTGCGGCAGGAAGCCGAGGAGCGCGCCGCGCGCGAGGCAGAAGCCGAAGCTGCACGCGAAGCCGAGGAAGCGGCCCGGCGCGCGGAGGAGGAGCGCCTTGCTGCGATCGAGCGCGAGAACGAACGCCAGCGGCAGGCGGAGGCAGCGGAAGCCGAGCGCATCGCAAAAGCGGAACGGGAAGCCGAGCAGCGTGTGCGCGATGAAGCTGATCGGGTTGCGCGCGAAGCCGAAAGCAAGCGCGTCTATGCTCGTCAGATCATTGAGCATATCAAACAGGTCGGCCTTGGCATGATCGGGGGGCAGGCATACCCCTATGGCATCTTGATCCGCGAGCTGACCGATAAGATCGCGATCGACGATAGCCTCGGGGACATGCAAGGCGAGGTCCGCACGATCCGAGATGCGACGCTTGCCAATGTACAGGCGGCGATGGAGCGGCAAGCTGAAAAGGCGCGCGAAGCCGAAGCCAACGAGCAACGGGAGCGGGCCGCCCGTGAGGATGCCGCGCGCGCCGCCAATCGCGCGCACGTCAGCAAGGTCATGAGCGCGGCGAAAGAGGCTATAATGACCTGTGGGGTCACGGAGGATCAGGCCAAGGCGATCGTGATGGCGATTAAGGCGAACCTTGTGCCCGCCGTGACTATTCAGTTTTGAGGGCGGAACGATGACCAACCCATTCGACGACACCGCCACGGTCGCAGACAGCGAGTTTTTCGATGACTTCAACCTGTCCGGCGAGAAGCGCGAACGGCCCATCCCCCCAGGCTTCAAGGTCTGGGACGGCGGGCTGATCACGGAGCCGGGCGCGTACATCGGCGTACCCATCTCGCGCTACCACGGAGAAGAAATCTGCGACGGCCCGTCCATCTCCTCCACCGGCTTGAAAAAGCTGTCCGGCGGCAAGGCCAAGCGGTCGAAGGGCATGACGCCGCGCCACTTCTACGAAACGTCGAGCCTGAACCCGAACCGCCGGCCGACCGAACAGACTGACGCGCTGCGGCTGGGTCAGGGCTTCCACGATGCGCTGTTGCTGCCAGAGGAATGGGCGGCGAACTGGCACCGCCTGCCGGAAGGCTTCTCGCGTGCCGCCAAGGTCAAGATGGCGGTCGATATTGCCGAGGCAGACGCTGCGATCGCAGCCGGCAAGTGCGTCGTCAACGTGGACGAGGTGGCGCGGATCGACGCCATGGTCGCAGCCATGCGCGCCGACAAGATGATCGCGGCGCTGATCGCCAAGGGTGAGCCGGAAGTGACGCTCGCATGGCGTGACGAAGCGACCGGCGTGTGGTGCCGTGCCCGGCCTGACTGGATGATGGAGACGCGCCGCTTCGGGATGAACGTCAAGACGGACACGGACGCCAGCTATGACGGCTTCTCGTCGTCGATCGGCAAGTATGGCTATGCGCAGTCGGCCGCGTTCGAACTGGAAGGGTACGAGCGGGTGTTCGGTCGCCGACCTGAGGCATATTTTCATCCGGTGGTCGAGAAGCCGGGCGCGGGCTGGAAGCCGGGCGACTTCATCGCGACCGCGCTTTGGCAGCTGCCCGAGGAGGATATTGTGCGGGGCCAGTTCCTCAATCGGATCGGCCTTCGCGTGTTCGCCGATTGTGTGAAGGCTGGCGAGTGGCCGAGCTATACCCCGAACCCCGATATGTGCGGCATCCCCGGCTATCTGCGGAAGATTATTGACGACGGCGGGCAGGGCGATGGTGCCGAAGATGCAGCGGACGACGCCGATGCCGCATGATCCAAACCGCCGGCCATCGGAAAAGCAACATGCCGCCCGCATGAGGAACTGGCACATCCGCAGCCTAAGGGCTTTGTGGGCGCAAGCCGGAATGCTGTCGCGGGATAGGGCGGCAGCGGCAAGATACCTTATCGATTGCGAGCTACGCGACAGAGGCGCGCAACCCGAAACCGAACGTCGCGAACTGAAAGAGGAGAATTGATTATGGCAACGAACCCCGAGACCAAGGCTGTAGTGAAGGCCCCCGTCACCAGCGGCAACCAGTTGGCGGCATTCGTGCCGCAGAGCCTCGACGAAGCGTGGCGACTCGCTGGTGCGCTGGCGGCGTCCGGCATGTGCCCGAAGGCATACGGCACCGATCAGAACAAGGTGATGGTCGGCATCCTCGCCGGTGCCGAACTTGGCCTGACGCCGTTCGCGGCGCTCCAGTCGATCGCGGTGATCGGCAACAACCCCGCCGTTTGGGGGGACGGAATGCTCGGGCTGGTCGAGGCGTCCGGCAAGCTACAGGACATTGAGGAAAGCGACGACGGCACGACCGCGACCTGTCGCGTCGTGCGCGTCGGCCGCCCCACCCCGATCGTCCGCACGTTCTCTGTGGATGATGCGAAGAAAGCTGGGCTGGCGGGCAAGGCCGGGCCGTGGTCGCAGTATCCGGCGCGTATGCGGCAGATGCGTGCGCGAGCCTTCGCCCTCCGTGACGCGTTTTCCGACGTGCTGCGCGGCATGAAGTCGGCGGAGGAAGTGCGCGACTATGCGCCCATGGACGGGGGGCAACTCAAGTCACAGCCGCAGAAAATCACCGCAGCCGCGTTGATCGAGCAAGCGGCCGAGCCGGTGCAGGAGGAAGGCCGCGCCGAAACCGACCACGGCGACCAGCACGACGACACGTTCGACGATCACCCGGCGCGCGGCATGGCAGACGGCCTGATCCTGCGGCTCCAGCGCGCGGAGGTGTTCGGCGACATCATCGGGATCGAGGCGGAGTTCGCCAGCCACAAAGCGGCCACGCCTGATCCGATCGTCGCCGAGGTCGAGCGGGCTATCGATGCGGCTAAGAGCCGGGTGCGGGGGGAAGCGTAATGGGCGATATGGGCGAATTGTACCGCGACATGCGGGACATGCGTCGGATGGAGCGCGAACGCCTTGGGGTGAAATGCCCCAAGTGCCTTAGCGAGCAGCCCCTGCGGCAAGCGACGATCACTCTGCCCGGTGGCATGTGCCGGGCGCATAAGCCGATCTATCGCGATCCGCGCCCCAGGCTGACAGACGAGGAATGGAACGCGGCAATGGAGGGCACGGGATGCCGGCGAGTGACGACATGACCGACCAAACCCTAGCGGCGCTATTCCAGCGCCGCGACCGGCTGGTGGCGGAGTTGCGCGAGGTGGATGCCCGCCTCGACGCGGCCCGCCGCAGGTGGAGCGAGCAGCAGGGCTATCAGATGATCGTTCGGGTCGAGGTGTTCAGGAAGGAGGTGGGGGCGTGACGGACAATTTCACCTGCGCCATCTGCCGCTATCCGGTCGAGATGCGGTGGAATAGCCCTCGTCGCCCCGACGCCATAATCCCGCCGCTGTGCCGATGCTGCGAGCGTCAGTTTTCCGAAGGCATCGGCAAGCCGACAGCCGGATCATTCCGCGACCGCCGCGAAGTGGTGCGGGGCCTCGCGATAGCCGAAGCCCTCCGCACCGAAGCCGGCCACAAACAATGGAGACACCCTCATGTCTACGCCCCGCGACTATGAAACCGCCCCCGTATCCGATCAGCTCGGATTGCCCGGCGTCATCTCCGGCCTGATCGGCGACCTTGAAGCCCTGCGTGCTGGCAAGATTACGGTGAACGATGCCGTCGCCCGGTCCATGCTCGCCAAGCAGATATTCAACGGCGTTCGCATATATCTGAACGGATCGAAAATCCTGTCGGATGCGGCGCGGCCTATCGAGGGACCGAAGGAATGATCGGCTATCTACGGCGAAAGCTGGCGCTGTCTCGTATGCATCGCCGGATCAACGCGGCGGAGGCGGTTCACGGGCCGGCAGTCGACCGCATCCTCGACGCCTGTGATCGGCTGGAAGTAATGGCGGAGGAGCGGCGCAACAGCCCAGCGATCCGCCAGTATCGGAAGCGGCGCGCGGCGGCGATCAAGAACCGGCCGCCGCGCCCGCCACGGGTCAGCCGGCGCGCTTGACGATCTGCCGCAAGGCTTCCGCCTCCAGTGCCTCCCCCAGCGCCTCCTTCGCGGACGCTGGGGTTATTTTTTCCTTCGCCGCTGCCTTGCCGAGCGCGGGCAGGACGATGCGCTTGAGAGCGAACCGGGCGATGATGCCGATGGGGAGTTTGATGTGCAGGCTCATGCGCCCTTGCCTCCCACCACGACGGCAATGCTGTCGTCGACATGATCGGCGATCTGCGCCGTCGTCTGCTTGGCACGAAGCGACAGCAGCGCCCGCCAGCCGCTCGCCAATATCGGCAGGGCGATAGCGAGGAACGTCGCGCCGTCCGACGACTGGAGCCATTGCAGGATTGCGGTGAGGTCATGCGCGCCAATCAGCTTGATCAGGATCGGCAGCGCGGCGGCAATGACTAGCACGTCGCGCGCGAGGGTGCCAGCGATGGCCGGCGCGGCGCTGGCGTTGACGACGATCGGGGTGGGTTCGGTCATGGCAGGATCAGTCCTTTCGCTTTGGCGGTGCGAGCCTGACGGTCAGATAGTCCGTTGACTCCCCCATTTATTTTCCGCGTGATCACCTCCAGATCGTCGGCGTCCGCGAGCGCGTTGATACCACGATCCGCCCAATATTTCGCGGCCACCAGAATGCCGATCGCGGGCATGGCGACCAGTTGCGGGTTCTCCTCGAAATCGAGGCCGAGCGCCTGCCCGTATTCGCGGTAATTGGCGCGGCCGGTGAGTTGGATCGGCCCGCGCCCATGGTAGCGGATGCCGTCACCGGCGACGACGTTGCCGAGGCGCTTGGCGACCAATGGGCGGTCGCCCTCCATGTCGTACATGCGCTTGAAATAGGCGTCCCCGCCCAGCTCCTCCATGTAGACGAAACCGGCGCTTTCGTGCGCGGTCTGGCCCATGAAGTGCGCGAGGCGCAGCGGGTTGTCGATGATGCCGTAGGTGCGGAAGTGGACGTTTGCGCCGAGCGCGAGGGACGCAGCGCGCGCTGCGGTCGCGCCCATCGCCTTGAACAGTGCGGTGAAGGTGCCTCGCCCCGGTAGGCCGTCTGCGGCCACGCCAAGGCGCTTCTGCATGGGTCGCCAATCGGTCATTCTGCTGCTCCTGTGCCATGCTCGCCAACGCCGGGCATCATCGACAGCTTGCGAATACCGTCGCCGACGCCAAAGTCGCCCGTGACGGCGGTCGCCATCAAGGCCTGCGCCTGTTTCAAGACCTTGTTTTCCGGGTCGCGCGCGATCAGCTCGCCAACGACAAGCTGATATGCCGATACCGCCGACATCAGGCGCATGTCGTTCTGGTGGACGTGATCGGCGGCGCGCCGCTGCATTTCGTTGGAAGCCTGTTCGGCAATGCGCGCGCGCTCGTCCGCCAGCCGCGCGCGTTCGTCGGCCTTGTCGACCTTCTCCTCAAGCTCGGTGACGCGCTCGTAGAGCCGGTCGAAATCTGCATTGCGCTGCCCGACGCCGATCTCTTTCCAGCGGGTGAACGTGGGCAATGCGCGCACGATCGCGCCGACAGCGATGGACGCCAGCACGACCAAGACCCAGATGCCGGCGGAAATCCGGCCGCCGTCTGCGGTCTGCAACTTGCCCGCCTCGACAGCGGCATCAACGGCGGGCTTGACGAGACTAGGAGGCATCGGTGCGCCCCCAAGCGGCGAAGCGCAGCACCACCAATTGGAGCGCGATCGTCAGCAGATAGCCGATGATCAGCCAATCGCGCGATGCGCCGTCGAGCGGCGGGAGGTCGAGGAAATAGAAGCGGCTGGCGAAGATCAGGAACACCGCGCCGAAGCCAAGCACGATTGCGAACCATGGGTCATCGCGACGCGCAGCTAGGGTGAAGGCGCGGAATGCGGGACGTGATACCCGCCATCCAAGATACAGCCAACCTACCACCGAAATGAACCTAACAACGTTCAACGTGTCCATAGCCTACGCGCCCTTTCGGTAAGAACTGGCAGCGCCAGCCGGATCAGTTGGTGCGCCGCGAACAGCCCCGCGACGGCGGCGATATACTCCATGCAGCCCCCAGCCTATCACGACTAGGAACTGAGCAGTCGCCGCCCATGTCAGGTGCTTGTCGTACTGGTACGTAGCCCACTCTGTTGTACCCGCCTTCCAATACGCGACATGGAGAATAATCATCATTGCATAGATTAGCCCGATCAGGGCTTGCGGCAGTTTTGGGGTTGCCAAGCCGATCAGGAAGAAGGCTGCGAGATAGTCGATCGCGCCATACCACGCCCAAGGGCGCGGTGCCCAAGGGTGCTGGGGATCGAAGGTCGCCAGCGTAACGACGGTCGCGAGGAGCCAATTCACGACCAATATTGCAGTCGTCGCCCCTATCCACGCATCGCGCTTCCATAGGGCAACGCCTATTGCGGCGACCATGGAGGCCGTCAGCCATTGGTTGCCGGTCAAGACGGAGGCGAACGACTGCAACATCGGCGGCCCTTACTTGCCCGAGGGCGGCGGGGGCGGCGGGGGCGAACCGGGGGTGTTGCCGCCGCTGTTCTGCGGCTCCGGGTCGGCCTTCGGGTTGGTCGGGGTGTCGGACATAGGTTCCTCCATTGGTGGAGGCGCAGCTATATCACCGGTTTCCGCTAGGCCCAATCGTGCATCTTGAACGACCACTTTGTGTCGCGCGGATTGATGCGCTCGTACACCTCTAGGCCCCGGAGCATACCCCAGTGAATGCGCTCATTAAGGCCCTCAGTCTGAGACGGCTCCTCCACCATCAAAAAAGACCGGGTGGTTCGGAGTCGCTTCACGATCTGAAATAGCTGTCGTCGTTCCGCATTTTGCAGGTCGCCAAACGACCATTGATAGCCGGTCGTCGCCACACCCTCGTCAATGCCGAACCCGCCGCCGAACAGCCGCTCGACGCTGCCGGTGTCCTCAATCAGGCCGCCGCCGCCGCGCTCCTCGCCGTATTCGGTCTGAAATGATAGGCCGAGGGCAAGCACGCCGATCTGAAACGGAATGCTGCTAGGGCCGTTGTTCGTGTCGATCCGCCAATAGCGAGACGTAAGCGGCGCGCCTTGGGAAAACCCGTGATAGGGTGGGCCGTAGCCAGGGGCAGCTATAATTTGTGCCGGCATCAGCACGCCCGTATTCGCACCGGCCGCGTCAGTCGTAACGACAGACCATTGTTGGCCGGCTGTGGCGGTATGGTAGCCCATATATGCTGTGTCGAAGGTAACGGGTGCCCCAAAATCCAAGGCGATGCTGCCGGTTTGATCGGTTGTTGCCGCCTCTTTGGGGTTCGGCGTTAACGCCCGCGCCAACTCCTGCCGCCCCAAAACAGTCTTAGCTGCCGTTGACTCGACTATGCAGATGCCCCGACCCATTATAGCGCCTTCAACACGGTAAGCGTCGTCACCTGCGGCCCATCGCTTTCCGATGCGCCAACGACGAACACATTGCCACCGCCCTCGTAACCGAGCCGATCGCCATTTATTCGCACGCACTGCCCGACCAGCCCGCCGAGCAGCCCAGGCACCGTCACGACATCGCGCACTAGCGGGCCTTGCAGCGCGTTCGCTTGGGCAGTCGCCACGGTTCTCGCGTCTGCCTGCGTCGCGAGCGACGTAATCACGTCGCTGTCGCCGGCCACCGCCGACCACTTGCCGTCCGCCCCGGCGACGGTCGCGCTGACATATCGCGCATCGGATTTCAGCCATGATGCGAAGGCAGGATCGACCGTTGCCATGTCGGTTCCTCGGGCGGTTGACGATGCACCTTAATCGCGCATTCGGCGCGGCACGGCAATGGTCAGGACGTGGGCCATGTGCGCGCGTCGAAGATAGCCTTTTGCGCGGCGGGGGTCGTGGCGGCTCGCATTGTCCGTTTGAGCTTCTGCGCGCGGGCTGCGATCTTCTGTGTCAGCGCCGTCCGCTTCATCGCGTCTTCCCATCGGGTGATGACGACTGGCAAGGTGTCGCCGGTTTCATCGACTTCTGCAAGTGACCACGCAAACCGCTGCCGCGTCTCAGGGCTGGTCAGCGACGACAGGATTGATGCTACCAGCGTTGCCGACATGCTGCGGTAGTCCCGCACCTCGCGCGCCTTGTTGGCGTACTCGTATTTAATCTCCTGCCCGGTGGTGAGCAGCGGGCGCATCAGCATCGTTCGCTCGTCGTCGATCACGTCCAGCATTTGTTGCAGCACCTGCGCGGCTGTCGCGACCGCCTGTGCCATTGCCGTGAACGTGCCGGTCGCGCGGTTGTATTGCATCGTGCCGGGCGTGAAATTGGTGTTCGATAGCACCGTGCTTCCGCCCGGCGGCGTGTTCAGCGCAAGGTCGCGCTGATCGGACACGTCCACATAGCTGACGAGGATGTTGCTCGCGTCGAGCTGCGCATAGCGGGGCATTACTTTTTAAACTCCGACACGAAGATGGTCCCGTATTCAATCAGGTGAGGGTCGCCGCTGCCATAGCCGTTGTTCGCGCCGATGCTGGCGGTGAAGGTAAGTGGGCCTGCGCCGAGGTCTTGCCGCGCGACTAGAAAGCTGAACCCGATCGGGCTTCCTCGCTGGCCCGACACCTTGACGCCGCTCGCAAGCACCGTCTGGCCTGCCGCGACCGTCAACAGGGCCTGCGTGCCGGCCGGCGCGAGAGAGCCAAGGGTGACGATGCCGCCTACGTCCACGCGCACCATGCCGCCGCCATAGAGGGTGATGCCTACCGATGCGAACTGCACAGATTGCGTCGAGAACGTCGTGCTGCCGTTGGTCTGGCCGACCGTGCCGGTGATCGCATTGTTCTTGACCTTGATCGTATCAACTTCGAGGTTGCCGATCTTGGCGTTGATGATGATGGCGTCCGCGATCTGCGCGCTACTGGTGATCAGGTTCTGCGAAAAGAGGTCGCCGCCGACCTTATTCCAAATGCCGTTGAGCCAGTAATAATACTCCTTCGACGTGGGCCGATACCATGTCTGACGATCGAACTGACCGGGGCCAGGATTAGCGTCCTGCACGAAGCCAAAGGGAGGTGGGCCTTGCGGGCCGGGCCCGCCTGTATCGCCCTTATCGCCTTTGTCCCCAGGGTTGCCCTTATCCCCCGTTGCTCCCTTGTCCCCGGTTGCGCCCGTGTCGCCCTTTCGGCCCGTGATAGCCGCCGTGAACCCTTCCAGCGCCGAAAGCGCATCTCGCCATTTCTGGCGATAGGTTGGCCCGTCGATCGGCGTGTCGACGGTCGTGTCGTTCCATGCCGGCGAGAGGCCGCCGAGATATGTGTCGAGCGCGGATACGGCCGCGTTGGCGCTGTCGCGCGTCGCAGTCAGGTCGGACGGCGACCCGAGCGTGACGTATTTCTGATTGAGCGCGTTCAACTGGTCATGCGACTGCTGCCAGCGGATGATTTCGGGCGGCTTCTCTCCGCGTGACAGAATGCCGTCGCTGACGATGGCGTCAATCGTGGACAGAATGTTGCCGACCGTGATCTTGAGGTCCGCGCCGGTCGTGCCGTCAGGGAACAGTACATCGGTTGCGAGGATCGCGGCGCTGATTTCGGACGGCGAATGGATGCGGTTGTTCCGTTGGAAGCCGACGCGCCGGGTGCGCAGCGGCGGGAACATCACCTCGCGCTTGATGGTGTCGGCGGTCAGAGTGGCGGCGGGCGTGTCGAAGTTGAAGCGGCGGAAAGTGAGTGCACCGGCACCGTCCACTGTCCAGGCCATCAGCAGCGGGTTCAACAGCCGGTCGATCGCCTGCGCGGCGGTTTCGTTGCTGTCGGATACGAGGATGCCAGATGCATAGTTTGCCCAGCCGGTAGCAGTCGGCAAGTTCGCGACGGTGATGCCCGTTGCATATTTGCCGGCGATCAGGGCGGCAAGGTCGGCCGGCGACAGGTTGTTGGCGTAGCTGCCGGTCAGGTCGGCCGTCAGCGGCCCCACGGGCGTCGTCCACCACTTCACGCACGCGATCGACGGTGCGACGACTGCGCCCCCCTGCGGTGCGGTGGCGTTGCGTAGAGCGGTCAGCGTTGCCGCCGCCGATCCTTGCCACGGGACGGAGGTCAGCGGCCCCGCAAGGCCCTTGTCGCGCACGGCGTCTATCGTCGTAACGGCGTTCGGCGTGGTCGGATCGCCGAACTCATAGATGCTGTTCGCCTTGTCGAGCAAGAAGCCTTCGACGTTGAACACGCGGCCGAATGCGACGCGCTTGACGCGGCCTGTGGCATCGTCGCCGCCTTCCAGATCACCCGTGCCGGCGAACGTCTTGGAAGCGATCGGTGTATCGAGCGACACGGACAGGTCGGAAACGGTCAGCGTGATCGCGCCGCCTTCCGACACCGCCGAGGATACGGTGCCCGCCAGCACAACAGGATACGTTGTGGCCGTCTCGTCATCGCCCATGCGAACGGTGATAGCCGCCTTGTCCCACACCAGCCCGCCGAGATACGACGCATATGCCTTGTCGCTGGGGAAGATGCGCAGGCTGGCAGTCGAGGGGAGCGTGCGGCTGGTGAAGCCGCCAGCGTCAAAGCCGATCGCGGCGGACATGCGCGGCACCGTCGCCACACCGCCTCGCCAGTCACCGAAGCCGAGTTGATCGTAGGCGCGCGATCCGCCCCCTGCCACCCGCACGTCCACCGTCGCTCCTGTCGCGGCGATGCGGGGTTTCGCTTGGACAAGAACGACGGTGGTCAAGGCGCTGCCTCCTATTGGCTTGAGGCCGTCCGTAGCACGGAGCCGTAATTCGGTGTAGCGCCCGAGAAGCCGCCGAGGCTGGTGACGGCGTTAATCAACGTGTCGATCTTCGCGTTCTGGATCGCGATCAGGTCGTTCGTCTCATTCACTGCCGCCGTGGTCGCCGCCTGCGCCGCCGTGGTCACGCCGGCCGCTTCGTTGACCCGCTGCCGTTCCATTTCGATAACGCGCTCTGCCGCAGTCTGCGCGCCGGCCCGGTCGCCTGAATACTGCCCGCCCGCCGTGCCGAAGCTGTCACGCGACAGCGCCACTTTTTGCGCCAGCAGGTTGGCTAGCTGGTCGGCCGCGCCATCTTTGCCCGCCTCCGCGTCGGCCTGCACGGTTGCGATCTGCCGCGACAGCGCCGCCAGCCGCTCGACCGGCGAGCCTTCCGCGAGGTCGCCGAACTTGAGCGCGTCGAGAAACGACGACAGGCCGCCGATGCGCGACTTGAGCGTATCCTCGATCAGCTTCGTCCGCGTCTCTACATTGTCGCGCTCCACCGCTGCCACGTCGAGGCCATACGCCTTTGCCAGCCGCAGCCGCTCCTTGGCGCTGTTCGCCTCCGTATCGAAGATGCCCGCCAAGGTGCCGTTCAAGCCCTTCAACCGGCTTTCCAGTGCCTTGACGCCTAGCGCCTCGTTCACCGCCTTGTTCACGTCGCTGTTCTGGCGGATCGCGGATTGCATCGCGGCGGAGATGCCTTGCACCGCGCCGTCGAGGATGGCGTCGCGCAAGGCTACCGCCTGCGCCTCCTCGGCTGTGGTGTAGCTGTCCACCACGCCGCCCGTGCCGCTAGTCTTGACGCGGCCCTGCCCGGCACGGTCGACCACGAACCGCCCCTTGCGCTCGCCTATCGACACGGAGAAGTTGCCGAGGGAGCCGCCAAGCGCCGACACGATGCTGTCGAGATTGGATGCGATGCCGCCGGCAAGGCCGCTCGACGATGCGCGCAACGCCGCGCTGTTGCCGCCTGTGCCGGTGATCGCGGACGCGCCGCCGACGTTGCCCAACGTTGCCGAGCCGGTCTTTACTTTTGTGAACAGGTTGCCCACCAGTCCGCCGACGACGGACAGGACAGGTGTTAGCGCCGCACCGAACGGCCCTAGAGCCGAGGTTACGCCCTTGATGCTGCCCAGGATACCGCCAAGCGCGCCGCCCGCCGATGACCCAGCGCCGTTCAATTTCACGCCTAGCGAGCGCGCCACACCGCTAATTGCCGCCCCTTCGGCAGCGCCGGCAAGCGCCTTGCCACTATATTGCCCGAATGCTGCGCCTATCTTTTTGGCGGTTTCGGGATTGGCAAATACTCCGGCTATCTTCGTTCCGATGCCTGTAAGCGCACGCTCGAAAATTGGGCTTCCTGCGATCCCGCTACTGCCGCTGCTGCGCCGGCCCATTACGACGATATCGCCGGTGCCAGGATCAATCCCGCTTTGCGCCGATGGGCCGGTAGGGCCGCGATAGCCCGCCAACAAGCTTGCCAGTGAGCCGCCGCCCGCCGCCCCGCCGCCAGTGACAGCCGACGCCGCGCCGTTCAGCGCCGCCGTGAACCCGCCGAGCGCGGCCGTGGCGTCGTCTACCGGCGGCTTGAAGTTGGCGACTGCCTCCCCCGTTGCGCGCGTCTGGTCGGCGGCGACCTTGACCGCATCGGCCATCCGTTCCGAAGCGTCCTTCACGACGCTCGTACCGTTCACCTGATCCTCAAGCTCGCGGAACACGTCGCCGAAGATGCTGTCGAACAGTTTGCGGCCTTGCAGCGTCTGGAACGCGTCGAGCAGCTTGCCGGGCGACTTGAGAAGTTGCCCCAGGTCGCCGCGCACGAACGCCTGTGTGGCATCCTCCACCACGCCCTTGATGCCGCCAAGAGCCTCCAGATACTTGGCGTTCTTCTCGCGCAGCACGTCCAACTCGCGCTGTTGCGCGCGCATGGCCTGCACCGTCGCAAGCACGCTGTCCTTCTGCTGATCGGTCAGCGGCCCCATCTGTGCCTGTAGCTGCTGCACGACACGGAGGGCGTTGGCCTCGTCGATCCGGCCGGCGCTGGTCAGGCGCTGCACCGCAAGCTGTTCGTCCTGTGCCTTGAGATAGTCGCGGAACGGCTTGGTCAGGTTGTTCTCGATCAGCGGTTTCAGTGTGTTCGCGTCGTCGATCAACTGCTGAAAGTTGGGCGGCTTGCGGCGGCCGAGGTCGTCGATCAGGTCGTCGAGCTGGCGCAACTGCTTGTTGACGTTGGCGATGACCGGCGGGGTGGTGTCGAACTGCTCACGAATGGACGCGAGGCGATCGGCGGCATCTCGGCCGAACTCGTCACGCGCGGCAGTCGATTTCGGCTTTGGCGGCTTCTTCGTCCGGCCTGTCTGGCGCAGGCCGCTGGCGAGTTCGCCTTCCCGCAACGACTTATCGGCGAGCGCGGCAATCTCGCGCAAGGCCGGCGCGCTGGCGAAATCGCGCACGCCCTCAAGGAAGGATTGCCGGTCGACGCCGGTGCCGGAAAAGTCGAGCCGTTCCGCCGCCGCAATGGCATCTTCCGGCTTGATCGTGCCCGACTTGATGCCCTGCACGACGCGGCCAATGTTCTTCGCGTTGGTCCCGCCGCGCTCTGTGCCGCTGACCAACCCCTGCGCCGCGCCGAACGCTCCGCCGAGAAACGCACCCACGCCGCCAGCCCGAGCGCGCCCCGCCAGCGAACCAGCAGCCGCGCCTTGCCCGGCGGCGGTCAGGCGATCGGTGACGGACTGCCTGCCCGCCGCGTCGAACGTCTTGTCGGCATTCAACTGCGCCTGTGCCGCTTGGGTGCGCAGGTTGATGCCGGCGAGGCGCGCGTTCACCCGCAGCAGTTCCGCCGATGCGACAAGTTCGGCGTTCTGCGACTTGATCTTGCCCGTCGTCAGGTCGAAGATTTGCCCAAGCGCACCCTGCGCCGCCGCCAGTCCATTCGAGCCGAGTTCGACTTCCTTCGCGGCCTCGCCAGCCTTAAACAGGTTCTCGACGAATGGGGCCAGCACCGCCGCGCCGACCGTAAGCGCGATGCCCCACGGGCCAGTCAGGAACGCGCCGACCTTGCCCAGTCGGCCGCCCATCTCGGATAGCGCGAAGCCAAGCTGCCCGGCTTGTTGCCCGAACGCCCGCGCGATCGATGTCCCGCCGGCCACCTGCAACCCGAAGTCGCCGAACTGCTGCCCGACGTTGCGGATCGCGTATTGCTGGCGGTTGGCGGAGGCCGTGACATCGTTGCTGGCCTTGCTGAACCCGGCGAGCGTCGCCTTAGCGCTGGCGAACCGCGCTTCGGCTGATGCGAGGCCGGCGGTTGCGCGTAGCTGCGCCTCGGCGCTCTTGCCAACCGCTTCCGCCTGCTTGGTATGCGCGATGTCGAGGCTGGTTGCGGCGGCGGCTAGACGCTTCTCTGCCGCCTCCAGCTTGAGGAGCGCCGCTTCTCCTTCGGACGCCCCCTTGACCATACCGGAAGCGTCGGCGGTGATGCGGGCGGAAAGGTCGAAGGCCATGCGGAACCCCTATCTGGTGGCCCCTCCTACCGCTTCCGCGCCCAATATTCCATTGCAGCCGCTTCCATGATCCGCACGTCAGGGAAAGCGGCGCGCAGCTTCTTCGGCTTGATGCCCAGCAGCCGGGCCGATGCCTCTAGGCCGGGGCGGCTGATCCCGGCACGGATGAAGCCCGCCATGCCCGACAGCCATACCCATTCCGCGTCACAGAGCAGGGCGAAGGCGTCGCGCATGTCGGGCCATACCGGAATGCTGTCGGGGTCGTCGCCGGTTTCACCGAAGGCGCGCGGATCGACGTTGAACCGCGCGCACTCCTGTTCCCACTCGGTCAGTTCTGCGGCGGGTTGCTCTTGCTGGTCGCGTCCTTCGGCGTCGCGTCGGAAGGCTCGACCGCCGGCCCATTGGCGGGCGAGCCTGCGGAGTTTCCCTCCCGCAGTTCCGCCTGTCCGCTCCAGGCATTGCGATAGGCCACGCCGAAGCCACTGGCGAAGTTCGGCACCTGCAACATGCGATCGATATTGTCGTCGGTGAACGGCACGTTCTTGCCGTTGGAGGAGACGCCGCGCCAGTTCTTGGCCACCGTCTTGAACGTCTCGCGATCATGGATGCGGCGGGCGGCCGTATCGGCATCGGCCGCGATCTTGTCGCTGGCGACAAGCCATTCGTTCAGCGGGTCCACGTCGAGCAATTCGATCTGCACGTCGACGGTATGCTCGACTGCCACCGCGTCCCCATTGTCGTCCGCCTTCAAGCCCGGCCACTTGACCGGAATGTAAATAAGCGGCTTGTCGAGAAGGTCGAACGACATGGGTTTCGCTCCGTCATTTCGTGGTGAAGATCACCTCGTCGTTACCGACATTCGGGAGCGCCGTCACGGGGATTGTCGCCATCGTCTCGCCGTCCTCGTTGGACAGCGCCACGTCGCCCGTGATCTGGAGGCGGGGGCAATCCACCTGCACGATGTTGCCGGCCGTGGTGCCGTGAACGGCAGATGCCGCCAGCGTCGCGCCGTTGCGGATCGTGGCGAAGGGATTGGCGTTGGCGATCGTGATGTCGGGCACGCGAACCACCAGCGTTCCGCTCCACGACCGGCCGCCGTAGTTGATACGGTCCTGCGGGTTGATCAGCGAGCGTAGCGCGAGCTGCGCGTTGTCGCTCATCGTCCACGACCGCAGCGGGAAGGCATAGCCGCCCATGGTGAACGTCGAGACTTCCGTCGAGGCGATCAGCGGCGTTTGATAGCCGGTCGGCACCAGTGCCGGCGGCGTCGCCTGATCAGCGAGCGAGGCCGGCGGGCGGCCCAGCATGTTGATCGAGAACACCGGGATTTCGTCGTCTTGGAACGTGAAGCCGACGCCGCCGCGCGTGCCGATCGCCTTCAACAGCAGATCGTCGATGTACGTGTAGAAGGTGCCGGCCGCGATGCTGTCGGTCGCCGGCGAAATGGACACGCTGGACGCGCCCACGACCGGCGCGCCAAAGCCGCAGAACGCCAGAACCTTCATCCAGGGCGGGATGCCGGTGGCGGTGCCCGCGCCGATCCAGTCCATGTCGAACGATGCGCCGCGCCGGAAGCTGGCGAGCGCCACCGGGTCCGCGCCGAAGAACGCCTTTTCAAGCGTCCGGACCTTCTGGTCCGCGTTCATGAACGTCGGCGTGAAGTTGCGGACCAACAGCGCATCGGCGGCGACACCGGGCGCGGCATCTGTGCCCTCGGTCGTCTCCGCCTTGAGCAGGATCAGCTTCTTGTTCCAGTTCTTGATTGCGCCGGACATCTGTTACGCCTCCGTGCTGGCGGGCGGACCCGCGTTGATGGCGTCGAGGATTTGCGCCTTGGTGGCGTTGCCCTCGATCGGGATTTGACGGGTCGCGGCCTCGTCGAGCAGCCGCTCCTTCGTCCAGTCCATGGACGGGGTAGCGTCCGCTTCCGCCTTCGCCGCGTCGGCGCGCTCGGCGACCAGTCGCTCGCCGGTCGAAGCGATCAGGTCGTCGGCGACCAGCCCTTCCGGGTCGGTCGTCTTGCCGGCGTCTGCCAGCGCCTCGGCGCGGAGGCGGGCGTTCAGCGGATAGCCGCCTTGCAGTGCGAAACCGGTGGCCTCGTCGACTGCCGGCGGTTGGGTCTGGG